GAATGGCATGATCATCTCATGGCAGAGACCTGGAAGATTCAGAATCCTAACCATGATCTACCACAGAAACTATTCCCTCAGCCAATATCAACTGATGGACATACGTTCTTCCAACCAATTGATACACATCAGTTGGCACACTGGGGTAGAGCTGCACACAACTGTGTTGGTAGCAGTAACTATGTAGAAGGCATCAAGAAGTTCAAGTTTATGATTGTGCTATGTATGATTGGCGGCAAGCCACGTTACACAGTACAACTCAAAGTTGACAATGGCATGATGCATGTATCGCAGATTGCAGATGTTGGCAACAAACGACTTGATGACCAGGAACGCAGCGCAGTTGAACAAGCATTCTCTGCTGCTTTGCAACAACGTGAGTCTCAACTAAGCTGACACAATCTAGGCATTCGTTCTTGTCGATGTAAGTCCTAGACCAGGGAGCGTGGTGGAATCGGTAGACACATCAGACTTAAAATCTGTGGGCCATTATGGCCGTGCGAGTTCAAGTCTCGCCGCTCCTACCAACTTACCTTCATTTCATTCTTTATTATGTTCGGTTCAATCAAACATCTGATTCCTCAGCCCCATGGTTACATGGATTCAGATAAACGTTACAACATTGGCTTGACTTGGATTGACCAAGAAGGTCTTACTGATGTTCACAACCTTGAAATTCGATACGTTCGTAACAACGAGCGTCTTGCTATTGAGCGTGGTGAACCTCAGCCTGATGGCAGCTGGGCTTACAAAGAGTCAAGCGGTACTGTGCATACAATGAGTGCTGAACGTGTCAATGCTTTTATGGCAAAGACACAAGAACATGCAACAATCATGTGTTCAATGCTCGACAAAATCAATGCAGCATCAGGAGAAACTGTTGACGCTCAAACATCTGCTGCTTAGTATTTGATTGAGTCAGTGCCAGCTGATTCAACCAAGGGCGCACTGATCCTGGCTTTTGTTGCACCAAAGGCCAGGATTTTTTTACAAATTAAACTATGGCAACTTTTGCTCCAAAATCTGTTTCACTTGTTTGGGCAACGCCTAATGCTGAACCACTTATCGTTGAAATGGCTAGGGTATCTGCACCAAAAAATGCAAAGAACTTAGCGACTGGTCCACGTCTTCTTAATTACTTAATTAAACATGAACATTGGTCTCCATTTGAAATGGCAAACATGGCTCTAGAAATACACACCACTAGGGCAATCAGTCCGCAGATTTTGCGGCACAGATCATTTACTTTCCAGGAATTTAGCCAACGCTATGCTAACACCAATGAGATAGGGCGTATTGAAGTCCCGCATTTACGTTCACAAGATCAAAAGAATCGTCAGAATTCCAATGATGATCTTGTATCTAAGTTGGGTAAGCCAAGACTTGCTGATTTATATCGTCGTATTCAGTGCCATCTTGAAGATGCTGAGCATTTATACCAAGAACTGTTGAGTTCTGGTGTAGCAAAAGAATGTGCTCGTTTTTTATTGCCCATGGCTGCACCCACTAAACTATTTATGAACGGAACACTTCGGTCATGGATTCATTATATAAACCTTCGTACTAAACCAAGTACACAGCTTGAGCATCGTGTTCTTGCTGAACAAGCAAAAGAAATTTTTGGTAAACAGTTTCCAATTATTTATAGAGCAGCCTGGCATCATGAGGTAAAAGAATCATGAGCAGAACTAAGAAAGAAGTTAAACGTGGTACAGGTCTTCCACGTTTTAATGTTGGAGACCAAGTAGTTAGATCTGCTCATCCTTTTAAAAATAAGTTTAGACAAACGAACAGACCCCACATTGGTGTAATACAATCTGTAATTATCAAGCTAAATGCAAGTAATCACAAAGAGTATTACTACCAAGTGAAGTGGGGTAAATCTGATTCGTTGTCTGTTAATTCACAACGGCGTTTAGAATTTGCTCCTTAAGCAACTAAAGTTTTGCCAATGTTCTTAACATCACGTTCAAGTTCACGCTTGAGCCTTTCTTCTTTTTGTAACTTGGCATACAGATAACGCTTGAGAGCAGCGTCCCTGTCGTACTTGACACCACGATAGGTGAGTTCCATGAGAGTTCTCCGCTAAAGCCTAGGCCCCGTTCCCTGCCTAGTGAATTGCGCCAGCATTGCTGGTGAACGTATTGTTATTATAGTCCTGGGCATCCTTTGGTGTAAGTCCCAGTTCATTTCATTTCATCTCAAATCATGCACACACTCAAATTTTCTACAGGCAATGCCAAGCTTGGTAAACGTTTAATCTTTTCGTTGCCAGCTGGCTACACTTGTCCTAATGCTGGACACTGCAAAACATTTGCTGATCGTGTAACAGGTAAAGTTCTTGATTTACCTCAAACATCTCATGCAACAGGTCAAGAGTACAGATGTTTTGCTGCAATGTCAGAAGCACGCAGCAAGCAATGTCGTGATGCACGCTGGTATAACTGGGATACTATCAAAGAAATAATTTATAGCGAAGATACTCAAGATCCACAGGGTGCATTAGAAGATACAATTGCTTATGGTATTTGGCAGCATAATAAAGGCCGCACTAAATACAACCTCTGTCGCATCCATGAATCAGGTGACTTCTGGTCTGAGCTTTATTTCAATGCTTGGATAGAGGTTGCTTGTCAACATCCTGACATTAAGTTTTATGCCTACACAAAACAGCTCCAGTACTGGCTCAATGCGTTTGATCGTATTCCTTCTAACTTCTTTCTCACTGCTTCAGTTGGCGGCAATCTCGATCCTTTGCTCTCCAAATACGCCCATGTATTTAAGCGAATCGCTTATGTAGTTTATACAGAACAAGAAGCAGTTGATCTTGGTCTTGAAATTGATCATGATGACAGCCATTGCTTTGGTGACAAGCCTTTTGCATTATTAGTTCATGGTGTTCAACGCAAAGGTTCTGAAGCTCAAGCTGCTCTTAATAATCGTAAACGTCAAGGATCTTGGACAGGATATTCTAAATAACTACTTGCATTATTCTGCAGGATGCGTATTATTTACGTGTCCTGCATTTATTTTTGTGTCGTACTTAATTACTACATATTTGAAGGGAATACCTCATGCAATCAAACCAAACGTTCAGGCTAATCGTTTTGAACTCATTCCAATTACAAAAGATTCTCAAATTTCAAAAGCATTTTGTTCTCCCAACAAAACAGGTGCTATGAATATACTTAATTGGATTAATGAAAATGACAAACAGCTTGCCTCAACAGATCTCACCGTTCAGCCTGAAGCCAAATTCTTCCGATGAAAAGTGGTATGTATTTGATTTAGAAACTAACGGACTCTATGATGATGTTACTGAAATCTTCTGCATCGTTATTTACGATGTCACGCGACAACAAACTATTACTTATAGGCCTGACTCTATTGACCGTGCTATTGAGTCTCTCAACAATGCTGATGTACTTATCGGTCATAACATAATCTTTTACGACATACCAGTCTTACAAAAATTAAAACCATCTTTTGTTTTAGACAAACAACATGTCATCGACACACTCATTTGCACACGACTCATCTGGCCAAAAGAAAAGTTACTCGAGTCAGATACAACTTCATACGCACGTGTGCCAGGTGGACTCAAAGGGTCAGCTTCACTCAAAGCTTGGGGTTACAGGTTATCCGACTACAAAATTGACTTTAAAGATTTCACGTCTTTTTCTGAAGACATGTTGTCCTACTGTGTACAAGATGTCAATGTCACAACCAAACTATTTGAACACATACAAAAACAATCAATCTCTCCTGACTCCCTTAAACTTGAACACACTTTTGCCTCATGCATTGAAAGACAAATTCGATCAGGTTTTCCTTTTGATATTGATGCAGCTCTTGCTTTTGTGGATGAACTTGAGCATAAGAAACAAGAGCTAGAAAAAGAATTAGTTAGTTTATTTCCTCCTATTGAACATGAAGAATGGTTTACTCCCAAAGTAAATAACGCCAATCGTGGTTACGTTAAGGGTAAACCTTTTTGCAAGAAACGTATTGAAGTTTTTAATCCTGGCTCAAGACAACAAATTGTTGATCGTTTAAAAAAGAAATACGGTTGGGTACCTGAAAGTAAAACAGAAAAAGGTAATCCTGTTTTAAACGATGATGTCTTAGAAAAACTTCCATATCCAGAAGCAAAACCTTTGGCAGAATACATGCTACTCAAAAAACGATTAGGTCAAATCAAAGATGGCAACAATGCATGGATCAAGCTTGTCTCTCCTGACGGTTACATTCACGGCGACGTGGTTACTAATGGTTGTATTACTGGGCGCTGTAGCCATCGCAACCCAAATACTGCTCAAATTCCCGCTGCTTATAGTCCATATGGAAAAGAATGTCGTTCTTTATTCCACGCTCCTGATGACTGGATTCTTATTGGTTCTGATGCAAAAGCCTTGGAATTACGTTGTCTTGCTGGGTATTTAGCTTTTTGGGATGGTGGTGAGTATGGACAAATGGTTACTGATGACTCTGTAGATATTCATACCTACAACCAAGAAAAGTTTGGTGTTGAAACCAGAGACATTAGCAAACGACTTCTTTACGCAGTACTTTATGGTGCTGGCTTTTACAAAGCAGGTACTATTGTTGATCCAAATGAAAAAGATCCAGACATTCTTAAACAGCTAGGTAAAACAGCAATCAATTCTTTTATGACTGGTGTTCCAGCTTTGCAAGAGTTGAAAAATAAACTAGCAGAGAATCTTGTGGCCCGTGGTTATTTGCTTGGTTTAGATCGTCGTCCTTTATATTGTCGATCAGACTTTAAAGCTTTAAATGTTTTATTGCAATCTTGTGGTGCAATTCTTATGAAACAAGTTGTAGTTAATATCCATAAGAATTTAGTTAGTGCAGGTTTGATCTATGGACAAGACTGGCATCAACATGGAATGATCCATGATGAAATCCAATTAAGTTGTAGGCCAGGAATTGAAAAAGAAATTATTCGTCTTGTTCTTTCTTCTTTTCCAATGGCTGGGGAAACCTTTAATTTTCAGTGCAAGATTGAAGGTGACGCTAAAACCGGATACACTTGGTACGATACGCATTGATTTCTAGGCATTCTTTTGATGTAAGTCCTAGACTTTTGATCCCACTTTTAAATCATGAATCAAGTTTTTGTTTGCGCTCAAGCTGATGAAGAGCCTAAAGAAATCTATTTAGATTCTTCTC